GTTTTGATTAGCTTGGTTCGCCGTTCTGCACCAAACTTAATCGCATACGACATTTGCGGTGTTCAGCCAATGACAGGTCCAACAGGCTTGATCTTTGCAATGCGTAGTCGTTTCACGACACAAGGTGGCACTGAAGCGTTGTTCAACGAAGCTAACACTTCATTCTCATCTGTTGCAGGTGGATCATCTCCAGTTGCCGCAGCACACACAGGCGCATCACCAGCTGACTTGTCTGCTGGTACAGAGTACACACGTGGTACAGGTATGCCAACAGCCAATGCTGAAGCATTAGGTGATGGTTCTGGTAACCAATTCCAAGAGATGGCATTCTCCATCGAAAAGATTGCTGTTACTGCAAAGAGCCGTGCTTTGAAAGCAGAATACACAATGGAACTTGCACAAGACTTGAAAGCAGTCCATGGTTTGGATGCTGAACAAGAACTAGCAAACATTCTTTCTACAGAAATCTTAGCTGAAATTAACCGTGAAGTTGTTCGTACTATCAACTTGACAGCTACTGTTGGCGCACAAGAGAACGTTACAACTGCTGGCACATTCAACCTTGACGTTGATGCTAACGGTCGTTGGTCTGTTGAGAAATTCAAAGGCTTGATGTTCCAACTAGAGCGTGAGTCTAACGCAATTGCTAAAGCAACTCGCCGCGGTAAAGGTAACGTGCTTATCTGTTCTTCAGACGTAGCATCTGCATTGCAAATGGCTGGTGTTCTTGATTACACTCCAGCACTTGCATCTAACAACTTACAAGTTGATGACACAGGCAACACATTCGCTGGTGTTCTAAATGGTCGTATCAAGGTTTATATTGATCCATATTTTGCAGCAACATCTGGTGTACACTACGCAACAATCGGTTACAAAGGCACTTCAGCTTTTGATGCTGGTTTGTTCTATTGCCCATACGTTCCATTGCAAATGGTTCGTGCAGTTGGTCAAGACACATTCCAACCAAAAATTGGATTCAAGACACGTTACGGTATGGTTGCAAACCCATTCGCAACATCTGCATCTGACGGTGTATTAGCTTTTGCTAACAAGAACATCTACTATCGTAGAATCGCAATTAGCAACTTGATGTAATTGATTAATCTACCGTAAGAGTAGTACTTTACAGAGCCACCTTCGGGTGGCTTTTTTTTGTCTGCATAAATAGAAGACAAGAGGAGATACAATGGCTACACTAACAACGATACCTGCAAATAGAAGTTTTCTTTCAAACAACAAGTTTGATTTTGTTCTTAGACGAATTCCTAACTTCACATATTTTGTACAAGCTGTAAATCTACCAAGTCTATCTTTACAATCTACTACAGTTAACACACCATTTTCTGCATTAAGTGTTCCAGGAAATCAAATTAGCTTTGGCACACTATCATTGACATTCATTGTAGACGAAGACATGCAATCATGGTACGAATTGTATAGTTGGATATTTAAACTAGGCAATCCAAAAGGATTTGATAAAAGAGGCGGTCTAAAAGATAAAGATAACTTGATTGACAGCGTAACTTCTGACGCAACATTATTCATTAAAACAAATGCAAACAATCCAAATTTTAAAATTGAATTCTATGGTGCATATCCTACCGAATTAGGAGATATGCAGTTTTCATCTGTAGACAATCAAGAGTTTATTACTTCCACAGCAACATTTAACTACACATACTACGAAGCTGAAGCGACAAGCAATTGACATTTACCTTTAAATGTGTTATTATGATGAGTAAGAATATTGATATGGGAATTGAATATGACATTAGACCAAATGATGGAAGAGTGGAGACTAGACGCTACAGTTGACTCCACAGAGTTGGGCATCGCATCTTTAAAGATACCAGAATTACACAGTAAATTTCTTAAAATTTATTTTGACGAAAGACGCAAACTCAAAGCACTTGAGTTTCAAAGCAAAGATTTATCTTTGAAGAAGTATGAGTATTACAATGGAAAACTTTCACAAGAAGAACTTGACGAACTCAATTGGGAGCCTTTCGTTAAGCGTTTGATGAAGAATGAAGTTGACATGTATCTTGACTCTGACAAAGATATTATACACAACAATGTTCGCATAATTAATCAAAAAGAAAAGTTAGCGTTTTTGGAAGAAGTACTTAAAAACATCAACCAACGCAATTTTCAGATTAAAAATGCTATAGAATGGAGGAAGTTTACGCAAGGTGTACAATAAAATTTATATCTCAAAAGTAGATGAAGTCTACGCACATATTGAATGTGAAAACTCTGATGCAATGGAACTTAGTGAATACTTTACGTTTTTTGTTCCAGGATACAAGTTTCATCCATCGTTTCGGAACAAGGTCTGGGACGGAAAAATACGCCTGTTCAATTCTCAGAAAAGACAAATCTATTACGGCTTAATTCCACACTTAGAGAAGTTTGCTAAAGAACGTGACTACACAATTGAATTTGATAAATCAGTAGAAACATATGATGAATTCTCTGTTTCAGAAGCAAAAGACTTTATTGACACTCTAGGCATACCATTTGAAGTTAGAGACTATCAAATAGATGCATTCATTCATGCGGTGCGTAGCAGAAGAAATTTATTAGTATCACCCACAGCATCTGGCAAATCTCTTATCATATATCTCATTGCGAGATATTTGAATTGTAAAACTCTCATCATTGTTCCTACTATTTCACTTGTCGCACAGTTATACAAAGACTTTGAAGACTACGGATTTGAGAGTGATAAATACATACACCAGATCATGTCAGGTGCAAGCAAACAAACTGACTGTCCAATTGTCATATCTACATGGCAGTCAATTTACAAGATGCCAAAAGACTGGTTTGATGAATTTGAATTAGTTGTTGGCGATGAAGCTCATTTGTTTAAAGCAAAGTCGTTGATATCAATTCTAACAAAATTAACAGAGTGCAAATATAGATTTGGTTTGACAGGTACATTAGATGGAACACAAACACACCGATTAGTTTTAGAAGGTTTGTTTGGTAAAGTCAAACAGATTACAACAACAAAAGAATTGATTGACTCTGGAAGATTATCAAAGTTTAGAATCAAAGCGTTAGTTCTTAAGCATAACGAAGAATCATGCAAACTAGGTAAGAATTTTAAATATCAAGATGAGATAAATTATATTATAGGTAAACCTTCACGTAATAGATTCATTAAAAATCTAGCTCTGAGTCTAGAAGGCAATACTCTTCTACTGTATCAGTTTGTTGACAAACACGGTAAAGTATTGTATAATATGATTAAAGATGCAGTAGAAGAAAATAGACCCGTATTCTTTATTCATGGCGCTGTTGGAGTAGATGAACGAGAAGAAGTTCGTAGAATTACTGAGAATGAAGAAAATGCAATCATCGTAGCATCATACGGAACATTCTCTACTGGCATTAATATTCGTAATCTACACAATGTTATTTTTGCTTCACCGAGTAAAAGTAAGATTAGAACACTACAGTCTATTGGCAGAGGATTGCGTTTGGGAGATAATAAGAAAGAAGCTATTCTGTATGACATATCGGATGACATGACGCACAAGAGTAGAAAGAATTTTACATTAGAACATTTTATTGAACGTATGAAAATTTACAACGATGAAAAGTTTGAATATAAAATTTACACGTTAAATTTAAAGGAATAATAATGCTTTGCAAAGTACTGAAATTAACAAACGGTGATACTCTCATTGGAAATATTGTTGAAGAAAGTAGAAGCTATATTGAAGTTCATCGTCCCATGAAAGTTAATATTGTTCTTAAAAATTCTGATGACGATACTTTCAGTTTGTCTATGATGAAGTGGGATCTACTTACAAATTTTGATTTGCCTTCTAGAATATTTAAACAAAGTATTGTTTCGGTATCTGAAGCAACATCAGAAATCATAAGATTCTATGGTGAAGCATATGAAGAATTTGAATCAAGTGAAGAAGATGTGATAGAAATTCAATCAGCCGATAGAATGTCTGAAATCAAAGAAGAGATTGATAGACTAAGGGCATCGTTGCCTTCATCTAATAATCATATATTACATTAAGTCTTTATCAAAGGGAACACAGTGATAATAACTCATTGTCAAGTGTTTGTCAACTAATTGAGGTGAAACATGAGCATTACTACCAGTACCGATAAAACAGCAAAAGTAAAACATTACGTAAACAATGAACATTTCCTACAAGAGATGGTTGTTTTTCGTGCATCGGTTCAAGAAGCAAAAACAATAAATGAAGAACGTCCAAGAGTACCCGAATACATTGGAGAATGCTTGTTTAAGATTGCCACGCACTTGGCACGAAAGCCAAACTTTGCAAACTACACATTCAAAGAAGATATGGTATCTGACGGCATTGAAAACTGTCTACTGTACATTGACAACTTTGATCCAGAGAAGTCTAAGAATCCATTTGCATACTTTACACAAATCATCTACTATGCATTCTTGCGTAGAATCCAAAAAGAGAAAAAACATTTGTACATCAAGTACAAGAGCATGGACAATCTAATCATCACATCACTCATTGAAAATAATGGTGAAGACTATGTTTCTTCAAGTCTAAACGGAGTAATGCACGACTCATACAGTGAAGAATTCATTAGTGACTTTATCAAAGCATTTGAAGTGAATAAAGAGAAAAAGATTGCAAGCGCAAAGCCTAGAAAGAAAAAAGCAGAAACTATATTTGATGAATTTCTGGAGAACGATAATGCAGACACCAATACCAGCCCAACTTGAATACTGGATAAAGATTGTCAACGACAAAAAATCACCACAAAATCTTAAGGATGCTGCCGTGTTGCATTTGACTGAGATCCGTGCTATAATTGACAAGTCATTAGGTTCAACAATGAAGAAGCAGGGGCAACGAATTTCACACCGATAAAAAGACATTTTGATACCCAAAATGTGTAGTATTATAAATACATCACACAAGGAGAATTAAATGAAATACTGCGTTTATATAACAACTTATTTGGGAAATAAATTTCCAGCAAAGTATATCGGGTCATCAACAATAGAACGAGTTTCAGAAGGATATAGGGGCTCGGTCAGTTCACGTAAGTGGAAAAAATTATGGAAAGATGAATTGAATGAAAATCCTAATCTTTTTTCTACGGAAATTATTTCATATCACGAACTCCGTGATGAAGCCCTACAGGAAGAATTGAGAATGCAGATTGAATATAGTGTCGTGAAGTCTAAAGAATGGGTGAATGAATCTTATGCCAAAGTTAACGGATTCTTTG